ATTGAAATGGCTCTAGCAGCTTAATTTCTTGGGTATGGGTTCCACCTCGAAACAGAACGGGCCTACTTTTTTATTGAGGGCGATGAAAAAAATTTTAATCTCTTTGGCGCTGCTCTTAACAGTGAGTTATCCTGTTTTAGCCAAAGACCCCAAACCCCAAAAACCTATTGTTACGGAATCTCCTAGCGAGTGTGTTGCCCAAGCCATCTATAATGAGGCTCGTGGTGAAGACTATGAAGGGCAGGTTGCAATTGCCTGGGTAGTTCGCAATAGATTACAAAGTGGAAAATTTCCTAATTCACCGTGTAAAATTGTTTATGAAAAACATGGTATGGATTGCCAGTTTACCTTTATCTGCTTTCCATTCAAGCCAATAGATAAAGTAGATGACCGCAATGATTTTTATAGCATTGCAATGATGGTGTTGTATTCAACCTATATGGTTGATCCAACCGGCGGTGCTCTATACTTTAATAACAAACCGTTTAAGAACAAACAATTCAAGTTTATTAAAAAGATAGGACACCACTGGTTTTATACAGATAAAGATTAGTTGATACTTTGACCAGTATCACGAATATTGGTCAATTTTTCAATATAAAGACCCATATTATGGTCATATAGTCCATCAAACAACTGACCTTTCTTCCAACAACGCCAGTGCGCTCTCATGCTATCCTTAAAGCGTTGATAACGACTTAGTGGACGAATATTGCCATAGAAGTTGATATAGCAAAGATTTCCATGATGCTTGAATAGCAATGCTGCTGGCGGCACATGCGTAACCATGTCATTGCAGTTTACAAAACGATAGTGTTCAGTTTTAACATCGGCAACATAATCAGCATTGCCAAGTCGTGGTTGTCCAAAGGTCATAAGTTTTGTTGGTGGATAACCAGCAAATTCTAGTTCTTGGGTGATATAAAGTGCCATTGCTGCACCAAGACTGTGACCAGTAACATATATATCTTTCCCCTTATTCTTCTTTGCCCAATCTAATACTGCATCAATAATTTTACGTGCTTCACGACGAAAACCTTCGTGAACCCATCCCTTACCATGACGTTTTGGAATAGTATCAAGGTCGGCAAGTAGATCATTTGGTTGTGTAGGTTGTGTTCCACGACAAGCAACAATAACTTCGCTATCACTTGCTGCTACGTGTCCCTGTGCACCTTCATTATCTAGGAACTTATATTTCTTAAATCCAAGATCAGCATAAATTTGCTTATTGTCATCTTGGTATGCAGAACTGGCAAGGTTTGCCATAATAACTGCTAATTCGGGTAGGCTTTGGTCTTTTAACATAGTTGATTATCTCCCTTATAATAATATTTATTGGAATAGAAATGTCATAAATGTTGGGCTAAATATCTCTGTATTCAATTACAACGTAGTTTTTCAACGATTCAATTATATTCCGTAATATCGACGAATATAAATCAAATCAAGGGAAAATTATGTTTAAAAAAATTATTACAGCCATCACTGTGATGGCAGGTTTTGTTGCGACGCCAAACGCACACGCAGCCGATATCTATAATAGTGTAGCAACTGCTTATGTAACAACAACAATTAGTCAGACAGTTGTGTTTGATAGCACCATGCAAAATGGCGGAACTTTTGAATTTAGCGTCCTAGCACACAATGGTGGCGGACGCACAGGACAAAGCGATACTGCTAACGTAAAGATTCAATTTTATAATTCTTCAAATACATTAATAAACACTGTCAATACAAGTTACTCAAATAACTTACCACAGCCAAGTCAAAGTGGAACAGCAAATAGTCAAGGTGTGATGTTAAGTGGCAACCCACAAGCCGATCCTGCTGTGCCTTGGACTACCTTATCTATATCATCAACAAACTGCGGTGGCAGTTGTGCTACTGTAGCATACGCAAAAGTATCTATGTATGGTGTTGACGGAAGTTATTGGGCTGGTGATTACGGTCCTTGGTATCGTGCTCCAACTCTTACATTAAATGGCGGAACCAACTTACTTTACAATCCAGAGTTTGGTCCTTACAATGGCACAAACGCACAGGGATGGACATTAAGTCCTGCGCTTGGTGCTTGTCAAGGTGCTTGGGGTGGCAGCAATGCTTGTATTGTTGATAATACTGGTACACCAGGACGCAATACAACAGGTCTTGTAGCCAACCAAAATGGTGGTGGTCCAAGCGCAACTGGTGGAACAACCAGTGGAGCAGCCGGTGGTTATAATTCTACCATGAGTGTGTCTAATCCAAGTGGCGGTGGTGCTCCTTCTACACCTACTGTTGTAAGTTCAGCAACAGGTACACCAAGTGTGACTACATCCAATTCAATTGGAACGCCTACTACTACAACTGTAACAAATACAAGCACAGTTACATCTACTGATGCCAACGGTAATCAGGTTGTCACAACATACTATACAGTTACAACTACTGTAACAACACCTACTACAACTACAACTACCACAACACCTGTTACTGTAAACACATACAGTGATGGCTCAACCCAAACTGTAAATGGAACACCTGTAACAACAACTACAACCACCAATACAGATGTTGTTTCTACAACTCAACCAGCACTACAAAGTGTTGCAACTACTGTTAATGTTCCAACTACAAGTACATCCAGTGGAACAGCAGTAACAACTACTGCAACTACTAATCTGCCTTCTTCTTCTGTTGATCTTATTTCATTCAGCAAGACCAAAGGTGGAGATACAGTTACTGTAAACAAAAATACAACTACAATTACTGATAATCCATATACTGTAACAACTACGGTTACGACACCACTAACAACAACTACTACTGTTACACCTACGACTACTACTGTAGATGCTAATGGCAATGTTATTGGCGTGACATATGGAACACCTACATCAACTGATAATACTGTATATCAAGTTGTATCATCTGACCAAACATTTGATTCTTATACTTCTACATCTGTAAACAAAAAGAAAGATGTTAATGTTGGCGGCACACAAGCACTGTTTAATTATAATATAGTTAATCCATTTATTATTGATCCACTTACTACAAAAGATGGTAGTTGGGCTAATGCAAGTGGTTCTATAAGTGGCAATATTGGTGCAAGTGGAATAAACTTTGGCTATCAAAAGACAGTTGACGATATCACGACAGGTGTTGCTGGTCAGGCTGGTCAATTAGTCAACAGTGCGCTAAACTCAACTATGAGCGGAACCAACTATAGTGCGACTGCTTATGTGTTTAAGAAAATGGAACCACTATGGATTAAAGGTTCTCTTGGCTTAAATATTGTTGATGTTACTACCAAGAATAGCATTTCTGATTTTGGTTTAAGTTATGTTCAAACATCAGAACAACGCATATCATATGGTGATCTAACCTTATATTCAGCAACTGCTTATGCTGGTTGGAGACCATTGATTGGTGCTACTATTGTTAATAGTGAAATTGGTTCTATTGTAGAAAGTGGCACAAGCCTACTTTCAAACGGTCTTACTAATTCAAAGAGCACACATGTTATGCCATATGTTGGAACTCGCTATGAAGTTGATGAAGATATATCTTTTGAAGGCAGAGTAACCAATACTGACCAATATGGTGTTGTTGTTGGCGTTCGTTCTACTATCAAGAAGAAAGTATTTGACAATACAAGTATTTTCTTGCGTGGTGGATATGATCATGGTAACAATTATAACAATGCCACTGTTATGGTTGGTTTAACTATTGATTTTTAATTGACTTCGCATACGCTCCATGATAGATTAAATATTCATGGAGCGTATTATGACTGACCAACCTAAACCAAACCTTGAACAAGATTTGTTTGATAGCCAGTATATTCGTGATAAAGCACGAAATAATGACATATATTGTCAGCATCTTTATGCTACGCTCTGTAATAATGAATTCATCAAGGCAGAAGTTCTATCAATCTTAGCAGCAGAACAGTGGTCTTGTAGTTGGCGTCATAGTGGTGGTATTGCTGCTGGTTTGTATGATGGTTCTTTCAGCGGTGATTATATGCGTTATTACACAGCAAATTTTAACGATGATACTAACTACATTTCCGAAGGTATGATTGATGAAGAAATCCGTGAAGATTTGAAAAAAATTGGTTGGTATGTGGTTGAAAACAAGGTAAATATATAATGTTCTTAAACATTTTAGCACTGCTAAGTGCAATCTCTATCAGTGGTGTTGCAGCATATTATAGTATTGCTGGTCTTACTGCTATCTTTAGTGGTGCAGTTATTCCTATTATCATTATGGGAACCGTGTTAGAAGTTGGTAAGATTATTACTACAGTATGGCTACACCAAAACTGGACACGTGTAAACTTCATTGTTAAATGGTATCTTGCCATTGCTGTGCTTGTGCTTATGTTTGTGACATCGATGGGTATCTTTGGGTTCTTATCACGTGCACATATTGAAACTACAAGTTCGGTAGGTGATAATACGCTACTCATTGAGCAGATTGACCAGAACCTTGCCATTGAACAAAATCGCATTCGTGATAATCAAAAGATTATTGCACAAATGGATGATGCTGTTAATGGACTGTTGAATAGCGGCGCAAGTAATGCTACCAAAGATAATAATCGCACTGCTACCTTAACTACACAAGCAACTAAGTTACGTGATAGTCAGAAGAAAGACCGTGAGTCTGCTAACAAAACTATTGATGACACCAACAAGCGCATTCAAGATTTGAATAGCCAGAAACTTAAACTTAACCAAGCACAATTAAAAGTTGAGGCAGAAGTTGGTCCAATTAAATATATTGCACAATTAATATACGGAGATAATGTTGATAAGTCGTTACTTGAGCGAGCAGTTCGTTGGGTTATTATTTTCATTGTCGCTGTTTTTGATCCCCTTGCTGTTTCTTTGGTATTGGGTGCAACAATGGGTATCTCTAGTAGACGAAAAGAATCCGCCACAGCAGTAGAATATGTGGAAAAGATTGTAGAAGTTCCTGTTGAAAAGATAGTCACGGTTTATAATAACGATGCTATTATACGTGCAGAAACATTACAAGCAGAAGTAGAAGAACTGCGCAATCGTGAGCCGCAAGTAATTGAGCGAGTAATTACACAAGCAGTTCCTATCTATGAAGACCGCATTGTTGAAAAGATTGTAGAAGTTCCAACTACAACTATTGTGGAAAAAATTGTAGAAGTGCAAGTTCCTACAGAAACTATTATTGAAAAGATAGTAGAAGTAGAAAAGATTGTTGAAGTTCCTGTTGAGACAATTCGTGAAGTTGAAAGAATTGTTGACAATACTGATAATAAAACCTTACTTGAATTAACAGTTGCACTTGATCAATTAATAAAAGAAGTTGATGCAAAAAATCATGAGATTCATAAACTTAACGCAGAGAATGAAATTCTACGTGAAGAGAAATCTGGTGTAGATGAAAAAGCATATCTTCTCGACGTAGACACCGATATTGTTGGACCAGATTTTCCGCCTAACGCTGAGTTAGGGCAACTATTCATACGTGTTCGTGAACCAAATAATCTTTACAAATACAATGGTGAAGGTTGGATTTTAGTTGACAAAGACCAAAATACGGGCTATACTGATAATATAAATTGGAAGCATTGGCAGTTGGGTCGTCTTCAACGTGCAGAACTTGAGTTTGAAGATATGACCGTGGCTGAACAATCTGCAATAGAAAATCATGATAAATGAACGATAGTAGAATTGTAACTGCGCCTGATACAGACCTTGATCATAGGTTTAAGATACTGTTAGTTGATGTTGAATGGAGCGATATTGAACGCCTTTCACAGTCTATAAACAGTTTAAAGTTTCCTATAACTGTATTCTTGTATGGCAGCAATGATACCGATGATATGTGGTGTATTAACACTCAACGTATAGCCAATGCTACGCTTATTAATAGTAGATTTAGTGGAACAAAAGAATTACTCAAGGGATGGTTGCTTGCTCAACGCAATACCCATTCACTTGGAGCAAATGAAATTGCAAAAGCAAGCCATAAAGAAATATTTGACATTTATTCTTGGATGCTGTTACAATATAATAATTACTTAAAAGAGGAAAATAATGACTCATCGACCAGAAATTGAAAATGTTCGTCAACGTGGATTTTTTGTTGAGGTTCACAACAATGATGTAAACAAGGCACTTCGCAAGATGAAGAAGATTCTTCAACAAGATGGAATCTTCCAAACTCTTCGTGAACGTGAGCGTTTTGAAACACCAAGCATGAAACGTAAGAAAGCCAAGGCTCGTGCACAGAAGCGTTGGCAGAAGAAGTTGCGTGAACTTCGTAACAGCGGCATTGCAAATTAATCAATAGGTAAAAAATGCGTATTATCAATGATACCAAGTTGGATTTCTCCGACGTTTTAATCTTGCCTAAACGCTCCACGTTAACAAGCCGTGAAGAAGTATCGCTAGAACGAACTTTTACATTTCGTAATAGTAATCGTTATTGGAGCGGCACTCCCATCATGGCGGCAAATATGGATGGTGTGGGGACATTTGAAATGGCAGAGAAACTTGCCACTTATAAAATGTTTACCACGCTACGTAAAAATTATACAACCGAAGAACTTGTTCTATGGATTGGACGCACGGGTTATAATATCCAAGAATATTGGGCTTATGGACTTGGTATCAAGGACGAAGAATACGAAAAGTTCAAACTTGTCAAGAGTAAGTTGCCAGAGTATAATATCAAGTTTGTTTGTATTGATGTTGCCAATGGTTATACAGAACGATTTGTAGAGTTTGTTAAACGTTTTCGTGCCGAAAATCCTGATCTAATTATCATTGCTGGCAATGTAGTAACTGGTGATATGACAGAGGAGTTGCTACTAAGTGGAGCAGATATTATTAAAGTTGGTATTGGTCCTGGTAGTGTCTGTACTACTCGTCTCAAAACGGGTGTTGGTTATCCACAGCTTAGTGCTATTATTGAGTGTGCTGATGCTGCTCATGGGCTTGGTGGACATATCATTAGCGATGGCGGTTGCGTTTGTCCTGGCGATGTGTCTAAGGCTTTTGGGGCTGGCGCAGACTTCGTGATGCTTGGCGGCATGTTAGCTGGTCATGATCAAGGTGGCGGTGATATTGTATCACATACTACTCGTAGTGACCAAGTTTGGATTAAAGATGATGGCACCCCAGATGATATCTTTACTACTAAACAGTTTGTTAAGTTCTATGGCATGAGTTCTAAGTCTGCCAATGAAAAGCATAGCGGTGGATTGAAATCCTATCGTGCAGCAGAAGGCAAGGAAGTTGCCGTGCCTTATCGTGGCGATGTTGGCGATACCGTTCAGGATATTCTTGGTGGTGTTCGTTCTACACTTACCTATACAGGCAGCAAATCGCTGAAAGAACTATCCAAACGCACAACATTTATTCGTGTCAATAATCAAGTCAACAATGTTTTTGGAAAGTAATGGCATATTCAAAAGATAATCTTCCACAAGGTTTTTATGTCTATCAATATATCCGTGAAGATGGAACCCCTTACTATATTGGCAAAGGTAAAGGTGCTAGGCTATATGATACTAGTAAGAGAACTATTCGAGCGCCAAAAAACAAAGATAGAATTATAATTGTTCAAGAAAATTTAAGTGAAGAATTAGCATTTAAATTAGAAAAAGAATTAATTGCCAAATATGGAAGAAAGAATAATCAAACTGGAATACTAAGAAATCTCACTGATGGCGGAGAAGGTTCTAGTGGCACAATTTGGAGTATAGAACAACGTAAAAAAATATCTATAGCAAATAAAAATAGAAGTCCAGAACTTCTTGCTAAAATTAAACAAGCAATTCAAGAAAGCAGAACCCCAGAAGTAGGCGCTAAAATATCGGCTGCTAACAAAAATAGATCACCAGAAATAAACGCTAAAATATCAGCGGCTAATAAAGGTCGTAAACCTTGGAATAAAGGTTTAACGTATAATGAAGATTCTCGAATTAAAAGAAATTTTAATAGAAAAGTAAGCGAAGAAACTCGTGCTAAATTATCTAATTCATTAAAGGGAAAAAGTACTGGTAAAAAACATAGTCCAGAAACTATTGAAAAATTAAAAAAAGCAAGAGCCAAACAAATATTTTCAGATGAAACTCGTGCCAAACTACGTGGGAGAAAACTTAGTGATGAAACACGTGCCAAGATATCTAGTAAATTAAAAGGAAGAAAGCATAGTGACGAAAGTCGTGCTAAAATGCGTGGAAGAAAGCATAGTGACGAAACTCGTACTAAAATGCGTGGAAGAATACACAATAAAGAAACTCGTGCTAAAATTTCTTGTGCAGTAAAAAACAGAAAAGTTAGCCAAGAAACTCGGCTAAAAATGTCTGCTGCTAGAAAATTATATGTATTAAAAAACCAAACTCCAATAGAATTAAATCCAGATTTATTTGAAATAATTAAATGAAAACCCTTGACAAATGACATATGAATTACTAAATATATGTAGACGATGCCAATGATGGGTCGTCTACAGTATACTCGCTTTAAAAAGGAGAAACAAGCATGAGTAACCTTCTACAGGTCTTTGACCAGAAATTATTTGATAACCTTCACCGTACCACTATTGGTTTTGATCGTATCCTAGATGATATGCTGCGTGTGAACAGCATCCAAGTACAACAGAATTATCCACCATACAATATCATCCGCAATGATGAAACCAATTATGAAATTCAGATTGCCGTAAGTGGCTTCTCTGAAAAAGATATTGATATCACCTTAACTGATAATCAATTGGTTATCACTGGCGAAAACACCGACGAGGATACCAACGAGTATCTTCACCGTGGCATTGCTGCTCGCAAGTTTATTCGCACATTCTCACTAAGTGATGATGTTGTGGTAAATGCTGCAAAGGTTAAGAATGGCTTGCTTATCGTATCACTAGAACATGTTGTTCCAGACGAAAAGAAGCCAAAGAAAATTCCAGTAACCAAGTAATATAATAGCAACAAAACACGGCGGGAATTGTCCCGCCGTGTAAATAATAGAAGATGAGCAAAATGAGCACAGACACCGCAACCAAGTCCAATGTAAAAATTAAGCCTAAGTTAGACTTAGCACCACCACCACGTTTTAGTGTTATCTTTATGAATGATAATGTAACAACCGTTGATTTTGTTATGGCTGTTCTACAAGAAGTATTTGAACATGATGAAGATAGTGCAATGGGACTAACTGCTAAAATTCATGAACAGGGACAAGCAACTGTTGCAGTATTACCTTTTGAAATTGCAGAAAGCAAAGCAGTTGAAGTAACGTTACTTGCTCGCACCAATAGTTTTCCACTTAATGTAAAGATTGAACCACAAGCCTAAACTTCTATTAGTTTAGGAAAATAAATCTGACCAATATTTTCTTCTGGGCGACCACGGGGATGGCACACATAACGTATGCCATCTATTGTCTCATCAAATTCTTTATGAACGTGTCCAAAGCACCAAGCACGAATTTTCTGATTTGTGTTTGCTAATAGCGTGGTTTGAAATAAACTATTGCCGATACGACCATAGTGAACAGGATTGTAATCAGGCGGCAAATAAGAAAATCGTTTCATTGGTGCGGTGTGAGTAACAACTACTATATGATTGATGCGTGGATCATTGTTAAACGTTTCAATTTGATTGTATAACATCTTTGCTTCATTCTTAGCAATTATAAAGATTTCACTAAGTTTTTCTTCTTCAAATCCTTCAACAACTAAACGTTCCCAACATTCACTGCTGCTCATTTGCGGCATACAAAAATCATATGTCCACCATCCATTGCAACCTATAAATGCAGTATCATCTAAAACAATACAGCTTTTATGAAGATAGGTTATGTTATTGTGTGGAGAAATTCGATCATAAAATTTAGCGCAATTTTCATGAAGATTTGTTTTATGATTGTGTTCATGGTTGCCATCGACAAATATAACATGGCGATAGTTTTTGCCAATTTCAATTAATTTTTTATAACTGTAATCCCAATCGTTGCTGATATCACCTGCAACTACGCATACTAAACTTGTTCCCAAACCATCCCAATTTAAATTTTGTTCAGGCGGCCACCAATTTTCGTGTAAATCACTTACTAAATCAAAATGCATTTTTTATTGAACCTACAGTAATAATTATATATAATATCATAATGAACATAATTTTTAATAAAGAACTTGTCGCAGAACTAAAAGAGAAATACACTATCCTTGAATTAGATACGGTGATGCAACCTAGCTTGGCAGAACCAATTGTTTTACACGCTGTAGTAGAGATCACCAATATCACTGACTTATCAACGTTGTCATTCTTTCGTGAAATGCATGAAGATATGATTCGTGAATATAAGAGTGGCAATTGGACAAGAGCGGCAGAACTTACAAGCGGATTGCTTGGACATTTTAATGGTGAATTAGACGAATTTTATAATTTAGTTATTGACTTCTGCGCAGAATCTGTTAAAGTAAATAGAAGTTGGGACGGTATCAAGCATACGGTTCCTAAAGAATAACATAGGCTGAGTTGGCACAGTGGCGACTGCACCGCTTTTGTAAGGCGGAATACAAACAACGGGGGTTCGAGTCCCTCACTCAGCACCATTTTTTAGAGGTAGGTTATGTCACGTTATTGGTCCGAAACTGCACTATTTGATTGGCTTCGTGGGAAGTTTGGTATTGAAAAACCAACTGCTCTTGAATGGGGCGAATGGTCTGTGTGGAAGCGTAATACCAAAGCCGCACATCCTATTGGTTATTGGGTAACTGAAACTTTTCCTCGTATTGTAGATAAGATTGATCGCAATACTGTTGGACATATTGATAATGCTCGTTATTATCTTCGCAATCGTTTTTGGCGTCAAACACACGTTCTTCCAACAGGTTTGCCGCTCGGTGAATATCATGATTTAGATGAGCGTATTCTTCATGGTGTCATGCAAGGTATTGTAGACTATGTTGAAAAAGAACTTGCTTGGAAAAGCCGTTGGTTGAGCACAGAGGAAAGCAAGGCGGTTGTGTGGAAGAGCGGTCGTTGCCCCCAACTTGGATTGAAGTATCTTGAATGGGAAAAAGGTTTGCTCTATGATGAGTCATGGGGAATGGAACCAACCGATGCAAAGTTTGGTGAATTGACTGACCAAGCACAACGTGCCATTGATGTGCTACGACTTTATAACTGGTGGAAAACAGAGCGTCCCCAGCGTCCTGACTCACATGACGCAAGTGGTTGGAGCCAGTATTGTGATGATATGGACAAGAAGTATGGACGTGATCATTTCTTTGAAAGTCGTGATCAAGAAACTGATGAAGAACGTGCTCGTAGTCGTGCGGCATTGGACAAGTCTCACGAAATTGAAGCAGCATATGATGCAGAAGATACTGCAATGTTGATGCTCGTTGTTCGTATAAGAAAAGGATTATGGACATAACAATTTTTAACGGCGGCACGGCTGTGCTAAAAGGTTGGAGCGAGTATAACTAAAAACCGTCTGTGAAGGCTGCAGACCATATCGGACGGACTGGACAGGTGAGAGACCTGTAAAAGGTAATGGTGGTTGTATAAGACAAACGAAACCCGAAAATTTGTAGTCCAAACTAAAACCATCGTGGGGATAGCAACCCACCCGTTAAAAAACTATTGACAAACCGCAGACTATATAGTATATTAAAAGAATAAACAGAAGAGAGTTATGACAATGCTAAT